TTGCAAACTACTGCCTTGCTGAGTCAATCACGATTGCGGCAGACCGCAACGGACTGACGAACCTGAGCGCCTCACTCTTCGCGCAGCAGATTGCCAAGAACAGCGCGACGCTTGCCGATGGCACGCCGACATCGCCGTTTATGTCAGGACGCCTCTGGAACGCCTTCCAGCACGGCTCGTCTTTCCCAGGCACCGCTGACGGCACGGCGTACGAGTACCTGATCGACTTCTCACTGGAGTTCAACGCAGGCATCACACGCCAGTCGTACCTTGCAGGCACGACCGTGTTCAGCACTCACAGCGAGAGCAACCCATTCAGCGGCACACTGACGATGACGGTCTCCTCGACCGCTTCCGCAGTGAGCACCTGGTATGACGCATACAAGGCGGCAACGCCAAAGGGCGTGCGCCTGAGCTGGAGCAACGGCACCTACAGCGCGCACATTATGGCAATGATCGTCCCAACCGAAGTGCAGCAGATGGCTGGCGCTGAGGATGGGCTGACGACAATGGCCGTGACCGGCACGCTGGTCTACGACACGGCGAGCGCGAAGAGCCTTCGCATCTTGGTGAATAGCGACTTGGCGGCGCTGCCGTAAATTCAACCTAGTAGCAGAGAAGGAGGAGGCTAGATGAGCCAGAGCAAGCCACAGTTCCGCACCGTAGAGGTCACCTTGTCTGCGCCGTTTGACGGCTGGACAGCCACGATGAAGGCAGAGGGCGTCCCTGCTCGCGTCTTTATCGAGCTGCAGAGCGGCAGCGCCGAGCGCGCACTCAAGGCGCTGGAGCGCCTGATTGTGAAGCACAACTTCCTGACCGAAGATGGCGAGCCGGCGACAGAGGTGCTTGACGCACCGATGGACGCACTGAGCGATGCGATCACGAAGTGGAGCGACGCGGTAGCAGCACTCCCCCCTCGATAAGGCTCGACGCCCAGCGGCTGGCGGCGGGTCGGACAATCTCGCCGCATCCGCTGATCGCAGCACACCTGATTGCCAAAGAGTTCCACATCCCACCACACGAGGTTCTGGAGTGGGAGGCTGAGGACTTCGCTCGTACACTTGCGCTGATGTCCGATCTTCAGCCTAAGGAGAAGAATGGCCGCTAACGATTCGCTAGTTCTTCAGATCAAGACCGACAAGAACTTTGATGACCTCCGCATCGGGTTCTATCAGGCAAGCAACCCAAGCGGCTTCAAGCGGATGCAGTCGTTCGCTGCGCTCAACGCTGCGCGGACAATGCTCAAGCCAATGAAGCAGGCGGCGCCTAAGGGCAGAACTACCGAGCGTCCAGGCAAGTTGGCGAAGAACGTCAAGGCTCGTGGCGTGCGCTTCAACAAGCCTGGCGCGGTCGTGGGAATCAAGGGTGGACGCACTGGCGTCTTCTACGGCTGGTTTGTTGTGGAAGGCAGGAGCGGCGTGCGGCGAACCAAGTCAGGATCAGTTGCAGTGCGTCCAGTAGCTGCGCGACCATTCGTCTCGGATACGGTCAAGAAGGCGGGTACAATCGAGCGAGCAATGGAAGCCTTCTCTGCGACCACGGAGAAGTTCCTCAATGACGGCGCCTTCCGCGCCACCATCTTGAAGTTCAAGAGAGGGAATCAACGCTGATGGCTGCTGACCGCTCCGCAAACTTCGTCATCAAGGCGAAGGACGCTGCCACTGGTCCGCTTGGCAAGGTGGGCGGCGCGATGGGCAAACTCAAGAGCGTCGCCGGCACAGCGTTCAAGGCAATCGCTGGCGCAGCACTCGCTGCTGCTGGGGCAATCGCCGCCTTTACAGCCGCAGCCATCAAGGGCGCAATCGAGGACGAGCGGTCAGTCATCCTCACCAACGCTGCACTCAAGGCGCGTGGCTTTGAATTAGACAAACTTGCTCCGAAGATTGAGGAGCAGATCAAGGCGGCGCAGCGGCTTGGCATTGCAGACGACAGGGTTCGCGCTGGACTAGAAGTCGGCTCACGATTCTTTAAGAACCAGGAGAAGTTGCTCAAGGCAAACGAACTTGCGATGACAATCTCTGCCGCAACAGGTGAAGACCTTGAATCAGTCGTGGCAAAGATCGGCAAGGCGTCTAATGGATCAACGCGAGGACTGGCGGCGATGATCGGACCGATTGAGAAGGGCGCCAAGTTCAGCGATCTTTACGCGCAGGGAATGGGCAAGTTTGAGGCGGTCGCAGACGAACTTGCTAACAGCACGAGTGGACGCTTTGCAGCCGCGCAAGAGATTTTTAACGAGCAGATGGATGAGTTTGGTGCCAAGTTTTTGCCTGTTGTGAGTGAGGCGTTGACCTTCCTTGTTGAAAAGGCCTTGCCAGCGTTCCAGGACCTGCTTGATGATGTCGGCCCGATTCTCACTGATCTAGTAGATAACTTTGTCCGACCAGTGATTGACTCGGTCGCCGAGTTGTTTTCGCTGTTTGATAACTCAGATTTCAGCCTTGTTGAGGCAGCGCTTTTCCCACTCAAGGTCTTGCTGGAGACGATCAGGATTGTCGTTGATGCCATTGTTGCTGGTCTGAAGTTCATCGGTGTTGGTCAGCCTAAGCGCCTCCAGGCGCTCGACAAGGCAGCCGAGGATGCAGGCTATGGCGGAGGCTCCTACATCAACCCAATGAACCAGGGCGGCGGCACGCCAATGAGCGTGACTAGCAACACGAACCTCTACCTCGATGGTCGAGTGATCGCCAAGACGACGAACACCGTGCTCGGTTCACAAACCACCGCAGCCACTGGCTCACGCACTAGCGGGCGCTGACGATGGCGACCGCGCCGTTCAGTTTCTTCGTTGATCTCCCGCAAGTAGCCACGGCGGTCCGCGTCTCCTCAACGGTGACGGTGACAACCTCCTCGGCACACGGCCTTGCCTCAGGAGCCTATGTGCAAATGGAAGGCGCGGCTGGAGCTGCTGGGACCTCAATGAACACGGTCGCTCAGGTCACCGTGACAAGCGGAACGGCGTTCACCTTCTCAGCCGCTGGCTCTGCCGGCACTGCAACCGTCGGTTCTGCCTGCGTATCCCAGGACCTGCTCAACCCGCTGATCAACTACGCGCAAGGAACTGCGCGTGAAGCTGCTCTCTATGTGGACCCAGAGTCAATGCAGATGAGCGCGGCAGGAGATGGAGAGACCTCCTCGATGAGCCTCACGGTGATGCAGGACGACACCCCGAGCGATGGGCCGTGGTTCACGCTGATCCCAGACCAGGCGCGGATCAGGCTCTACAAAGTTGCCACAGGTTCAGCGCCGACCGACGCCGACCTTTACTTCATCGGCGTCATCTCTGGCATCGCGGCAAGGATCAACGGCTCAGGTCAAGGAACGATTGCCGACGTCTCAATCGAGGAGGTCAATAGCATCCTTGACAAGCTCGTGGTCTTTGGTCAGCCAGTGCAGGCGCGAGAGCCAGAAGGCGAGGGCGGCTTTGACCGCGTGAGCAATACGACAACGGTCACCACCAGCACAGACCACGGTTATGCCGTCGGGCAGCAGGTCAAGATTGCCAGCGTCATCGGTGGCGCTGGAACCTCTTTCAACGGAACCTTCACCATCAACGGCACGCCTTCGGATACTGAGTTCACCTATGCCAACTCGGGCAGCAATGCTGAGGGTGATAACTGGCGCACCATCACCTCTATTGCCCTCAAGTCAAAGAGCAAGCAGTTGGTGCAAATCCAGATCACCAGCGGAGCGGCTCACGGATTGAGCAGTGGGGACACCGTTGAGATTCGCGGGGTCAGCGCCACGAGCGCGAAGGCAGAGAATCAGATCAACACGATCTTCACTGGCTCCAGCGTGACAAGGGTGAGCAGCACCGTGCTTCAGGTCAAGTTGAGCGATTCTCTGAACTTCACCCAAACCTTCAGCGGCGGTGAGATTCGTGGACTTGCCACCATCACACCGATTGGTGGGACTCAGGCACAGACGGTCATTCCGATCATTGGGGGAGAGGACGAGGGAGATGCCGTCCGCAAGGTGCTGGGCATCGTCGGAACCTATAAGAAGAAGTCGCCAGCGGTGCAGCGCCTGCTCGCAACCAGCACGACCACGCAGATCGTCTCTTCGGTTGATGCCGCCTCCGACACTGGAGTGGCGATCCCAGTCGGGACACTTCGCTCAGTGCTTGACTCCATCGTGGAGGTCTACGGAGGACAGGACTCAAAAGAGCGCCGCTACTACATCGACTTGAACCGCAGGCTGAACTATCGCCTCGTGGATGCGACGGCCATCCCGACCTACGCGACTGCTCCGTACAAGATCATCACAAGCGGCACGGCAGACCCAGACACGACCACCGCAGCCGCAACAATCTTTCCCTACAGCCTGAGCCTGAACTATGACCACCAGACCACCAAGCAGGCGCTCTTCCAGATCAGCGCGCAGGGCGGGACTAGCGTCAAGAAGGTGGTGAACTACACGAGCGCAGGATTCACCGAGCGCAAGAACGCGCCGATCTTTGACGACGTGGTGGATTACCCGACCGCAGCCAAGAGCGTGGACAATCAGGTGCAGCGAGCTGCGAAGTCCTACTTCCTTGAGCGGCACAAGCCGCTGCTCACAGGCACCCTCACCCTGCGCGGCGCGGGCGACGCGGCGCACAACGCGGACGGATTCTCGGCTGGCTACTACCAGACCGGCGCCTCGACCTTCGCCTTGCAGAAGCGGTGGGAGCCTGGTCAGTTCGTGAGCATCGTCGCTCCTGAACTCGGACTGAACGGCCTGTATCGCGTTGAGCAGGTGGACTGGAGCCTTGAGCCTCGGTCGTTCTTCCAAGTCATTACAATCACCTTCAACCGAAGGAACCCGAACAACCTTGTGAACACAGTGAAGCGCGGAGGCAAGTAGTGGCACGCATTGGATCGGACAGCGGACTCGTCAGCAACAACTCAGGTGGGGTCTTTGACGATAGCGGCAACCCTATCGTCACCGCAGACACGGAGTTTGGCGCTTCGCCTCTTGGCATTGCAGCGCGCTCGCAGGCGCTCTACTTCCTGCCGAATCCATCCTTCAACATCCTCCCGCCTGACCCCGCTGGGCCAATCGTAGACAACGCCAACGCGCTGCCGTACTGGAGCGTGGAGGACTTGAGCGAGGGCAGAATCGTTGCGACCACCGTCTTTGACGAGACCGCGCAGACCTGGGCGCTTGAGATCAACCCTACTGCTGGCTCAGC